CGCTCCAGGCGGTCCAGGGCGGCAACGACCATTTTCGCCTCGCCCGTTTTAATTTTTATGTTTATTTGGTTCCTTGTAACGCGGCCAGTCAGGGCGAGGACCCGCTCCAGGCTCCCGTCCTTGGCGCTCTCTACTGTGTCCATTTCCCAATGCCCGACCTCCTCCCGGGCGTTGATCTCCCTGGGGCGCTCCTCTATGCTCTTACCCCTGCAATTCCGGGCGGCCCTTGGCTTTTGCTTTTCTTTCTTTTTGCCCTGGTTCCGTTTAATGGGGAGGTCTGCGCTTGAAATGCCCGGTATAATCCCCATTTCGATATAGCGGTAAAGGGTCCGGGGCGATATTTTAGTATCAAATTCCATCCCTTTAACCGCAATTTCCCCGAGGGCGGCCTCCGGGGACCGATAGCCGTCCTTTAGGACCTCTCCGAGGTAGTTTGCCAACTTGTGGTCCTTCCCGATCTTGAGGTCCGGGCCCTTACCGGAGAATGTGGCCTCGTATTTCTCCCGGGCGATCTCGGGTATATAGCACTCATAATCTATGAGGTCCGTCGTGCGCTGGACGCCGAGTCCCCGCTTGATCTCCCGGTAAATAGTGGAGACGTGCCGCCCGATCTCGTCGGCTATCTTTTGGGGGTTCCATCCATCCTTGAGGCGGGTTTCAATTCGTAGCCGCTCCCTCCAGGTCAAATGTTTATAATGCTTTCCCATAACGCAAGCCTCCAATATATAAAAATCCCCGCTCGACCACTGGCCGGGCGGGGTTGTGTTTATATCAGGTCCCGAGGGTGTACGCCGAGGGCGTCCGCAAGGGCGAGGGCGTTCTTTAGGGAGGTATTCTCCACTTTTGAGGTCCCGCCCTCTATCCCTTGTATTTGCCGGATACCTACGCCGGATAGCTCCGCAAGCTCGCGGAGCCCGAGCCCCCGCTCGGCCCGGAGTTTTGCGAGTTTGCTTGTGCTGGCCGTTGTTCCCTTTCTCATGCTGTCCGCCCCCCTTGTGTTTGTGCCTCTCATATTACGCTAATTTTACCATAAAGTCAAGCCCAAAAAATCCGCCGGGGGAAATTCTTCCCGCGGCGGGTGTTTCTATCCCGATCCGATCAGCCAGTCCGCCGAGACGGCGAAAATTTTCGTTAAGGCGAGGAGTTCATAGTCGGTCACAAGGCGGGAGCCGCTTTCGATCCGGCTTATTACGTCCTGTTCCATAATGACGCCCTCTGTGGTCATTTTCGCCGCAAGGGCAGACTGTGACAATCGGGCCCGGAGGCGTAGTTCTCGGACGCGGTCCCCGGATATGTTCCCCTTTCCCTCAAACTGGAATTTTTTCACGGTTCCGCCTCCTTGCTATGGAAATACCCCATATTTTAATTGACTTTAACATGAAAAAGCCCCCTACTCATGGTAATATTACATAGCTTATCAAAAGAAAAGGCGTACCAAAAGCAAAGAAAAGGGCCGGAGGCGTTACCCTCCAGCCCTTTTTTCTACTGCTTGCCCTCCCGGGCGTCGTGATATGTGGCCGCCACAACCACGGCCTTGAGCGTCTCCTTGCGGAGGTTGAGGTCCGTCTCGCATACCTCCTCCGGGGTTCCGCCGTTCACGGCTCCGGCCTCCAGGAGCGCCGCGGCGGTGGGTCTCCAGTATTCCGGGACGTCCTTCAAATCCTTATAGACCGGGTTTTCCTCGTCGAGGACCTCCCGGACGGTCTCCCGGATCAGGGCCTTTAATTCCTCTTTGCTCATGTTCTCGATCTCCTCCTCATAGTTGATATAGGGGATTTTCCCCCACTTGGTCCACTTGCGGGCGTTGTATCCGGCCTTTGTCCCGATATTGGAGACGGCGGTCACTTGGACCTTGTTCCTCCATTTCGGAGTACATTCGACCGCGAGGCCGTCCCCGATATATACCCCAATATGCCCCTTTACCCATACCGCCGCCCCGGGGACGATCCGGGAGAAATCGGTGGAGACCTCCTTACAAATTTTAATCATGCCGTCCGCCGACACGTCCGGGCAAGCCCCCGCCGCAAATGCCGCCGCGGTCGGGTAGGTTGCGCCGCCGTATCTTTTGGAGGCGTCCCCGCTCCAGCCCCACAAAATCCCTTTTATTAGGTTTACGCAATCAAAACCGAATGTATCGGCGGAGGCGGCGTTGATCCGTGCCTTTTGTGCCTCGCTTGTATTGTAGGCGTGATTTTTGGTATATCTCGCCTTGTTCTCCGGCGTCATAGGGGCCCCAAAGCACCCCATGATATAAAGGGTTTTGAAATTCCCCGCCACGGCGAGGAGCTTGTCCACAAACACGCCGGAGGGCATGAGGCCGGAGGTGTCCGCCGGAGCGTATCGGTCAAAGTAGGTTTTCCCGTACCCGGCGCGGCGGGCCCGGGCGGCCCCGCCCTGGTCGGCGGGCCGCTCAAACTGGAGGAGGACGGCGTCGGAGGCGGTTCGGACGTCCTGTGCGCTTTTCAGCGTGGAGAGGACGCCCTTGTAACTCCCGGCGAGCTCCTGGAGTAAAAAGCCGACCTGTGCCTCCAGGTCCCCCACGGACCGACCCGCCGCCCGGACATAGGCCAGGAGGGCCGCCTTGCGGGTCTTATAGGTCCACTGTGCGAGGCCATACCCCGCGCCGTCCCCGGCGAAATTGGTATAGGTTCCGGCGTCCACGGCGGCGGTATAGGCGGCGTCTGTGAGGCCGAGCTTTTTCTCGTGGGTGTTTTGCAAGTTTGCCGGGTTGAGGCCGCTCTCGGCGTAAAGGTTCCCCATGAGCCCCGCCGTCCCCGCGGGCGTCAAGCCCGCGGCGGTGAGGCGGCTCCAGATATATTTTTCTCTTTCTGCCCCTGTCATTTCAGCAGCTCCTCCCCCTTATTTTCCGTTGTGCTTTTCAGCTTTTCAATCAATGTCACAAGGAAAGACGGGAGCGGGACGCCGATCTGCGAAATGTTCTCAAGGATCGAAATACACTCATTGAGAACGAGCCAGATTGTCACGAGGAGGCCGAAAAAGAAGAATCCGCCGAAATCGACCCCGATCTGGCCCGCCGCCGTCTGTACCACCCAATCGGCCACAATCGCCACGACGACGGCCAGGAGATAGGCGGCCTTTTTTACAATCCCCATAATTCCCACGCGGGAACAAAGCTCGCCCCGGGTCCATGCCCGGACCATGCCGGAGATATAGTCCACGACCATAACGAGGAAAAGGACCGCCACGGGGAGGGCGAGTTCCTGGAAGTATGCCGCGGCTCCGGCCACGGCGGCGGCGATCACGCCACGAAAAATATTTTCTTTCATTGTCTTTTGTTCCTCCTTCTTAAAGCTCGGCCTTTATGGCCGCCACAATATCCGCCTTGAGGGTTTTCCCGGCGAGGCTGATCCCGTGCTCCTTGGCGTATTCTTTGAGTTGGGGGATCGTCATAGCCTCCAGGTCCGCGGCCTCCGCCGCCGCGGGCGCGGGCCTGTCCGGGAGGCTCCAGGCGTCCGGGTCGTCGTCCGGGCCGAAACTCGTCTCCCGGATACACTCCCGGACGGTCCCGTCTGTCCAAACCATATACTCGCCCGCCTTATATGTATCATGGGCCCCCTGGACCTCCACAAAGGGGCGGGCGGTCTCCGGCGTGTTTCCGTGGAGCGGCCTCCAGAATGTGCGCCACGCGGTCCCCTCCGGGGAAATGTCCGGGTAAACCGCGCTGTCGTGCTCCTGGAAACACTCCCACGTCTGGCCGCCCGCGTTCCGCACGTCCCCGACCTTATAGGCGGTCCCGGGTCTCCAGTCCTCATAAAGGGCGGAGACCGCGATCCTCTGGCCGTCGTCGAGGTCCAGCCCCGGCAACGTCAGGCGGGCGATCTTTGCGGCGGCGATCGTGGCCTCCGGGCCCATGCGCTGGACGGTCGCGGCAACGGGGAGGGTGTGGTCCACCTCCACAAGGACGCTCTCCAGCTCGTACCATTCATAGAAAAAGCCTCCTTCCTGGGCCTCGTGAATCAGGGCCCCGATTATGCACTCGTAAACGCTCCTTTTGTCCTCCTGTGCTCTTGTGAAGGATACGACGGGGTCCAATACCTGGATCGCCTCGTCGGATTTAATACGGATGTAACGGCGGGGCCGCCCGCCGTCCCTCATTATGCCGATCGTGTATTCAAGCATAGGTTTCTCCTCCTTTTGTCCGCCTCCCGGACGGCGTTTTTCAAAACTGGCCGGATCGGGAGGACGTGCTTTTCATACTGCTTCTTTCCTGCACAATGTTTAAGCTGTCCGGCCCTGGACAGAATCCCCCGGGCCTGTTTCGGGTCTACCCGTCGCCGCGCCTCGATCCGTTTACTCGCCCGTGTGCATTGTCTTTTTAGGCGGAGGAGGTTCCGCTTGCGGATCAGGGTTAAGCCCCGTTTCATGCGATACCCCACGGCGTCGACCATGCGCTTTCTCGTGTTGTAGACTTGCCAATTTCCCTTTAGTCGTAGGCCCATAGGGGCGAGAAATTCCATAATTGCCCGGATCGCCTTGTGGAGCTTTTTCTTGTTCGGGCTGAAAAAGGTAAAATTGTCAATATACCGCCCATATCGGCGGATACCGAGCTTTTCCCGGATATAGTGATCCAGGGGCTCAAGGACAGCGTTTGCAAGCCATTGAGAGATATAAAAACCGATCTTTATCCCGCCCTTGATAATCCTCCATACGAGGTCAAGAAAGGCCCGGTCCTTGATTTTCCGGCTTAAAAACCGCATAACCACGCGAGGGGATAGGGAATCATAGAATTTCTTTATATCTGCCTCGGCGGCGTACTTTGTGCCCTTGCGATCCTTGTCGAGCCACTTCTCGATCGCCTTTTTCTCCTTGTGCGGCCCCCGGCCCGGGATACTCCCACAGCAAAAATGATCCATACCGCGCATGAGGACCGGGCGGAGGGTCTGGACGATCATGTGGTGGACGTATTGGTCCGGCCAGAGGGCGGGCTCGTTGATAATGCGGGTTTTTCCGGCGGCTGGATCGTATCGCGGGAATGTGCGGGGCAGTTTCGGGTGGAAGTCTCGGACGATCTCGCAAAGCTCCGCCGCCCGTTCCTCCTTTGTCCGCTCTACCCATTGAGCGGTCTTGTTGTTCTTGCGGTCCTCGTTTATTTCTGCGATTGCCTGGAGGGCGTTTTCCTTTGTGCAAAGCCTCTCCATTAAAAAGCCTGTTCTTTTCATGTGTTCGCCTCTCGGATGTAAATAAATTTTCTTATTCACCTCACGGTCTTTCAAATCCAAAAGGGCTTACTAAACCGTGTCCCTACGGCAATTTTTACCGAGCGGTACGGAAAAGACTACGCGGTGAGACTGTATCTTGAATAAGCTGGCGCGAGCCGAGGTTGGCGTTGGTGTTGGTGGGCGCGTTGTTGCCGTTGAGGTAGAACGGCCCCGCGTTGGTGCCGTTGCTATAGTTGCCGCCGACATTGAGGGCCCGGACCCCGGTGTTATAATTGCAATAATCCGGGACGCGGGAGCCAAAAAGCCCGGTCGCATAGCGTAGCCAGTCCCTTTTTATTTGTATCCCTCCTTTTCGTCAATGTGTGTTTATCGTTACCTCCGGGGGGTTGCGACCCCCCGGTCCCCCCGGCGGCTACGCCGCCCGAGGGAGCTTTTGAAGGCGCGAGCCGAGGAAGGCGCTGGTGCTGGTGGGCGCGTTGTCGCCGCTGAGGTAGAACGGCCCCGCGTGGGTGCCGACGCTATAGCTGCCGCCGACATTGAGGGCCCGGACCCCGGTGTAATAATAGCAATAATCCGGGACGAACGTCGTCTCGGACCCGCCGATCTCCGAGGGATAAATAAAACTCGGGTCGTTGGTGTCGTGGCCCCATGCCTTGATCCATCCACTCGACGCGGCCCGTTTGTTGCTCCGCACCACGGCCCCGGTCCCGTTGTAGGCGTCGGAGAAGTTAGCCGGGTTGTTATAGGTGCAAATATTGGTATCGGAGAAAATGATCCCGTCTCTCCACTCGCGGACGTTGCCCCACGGGTTTTCAATGTTCCGATACTGGACGGCGGTCTGGCCGTCTGTCCCCGCGGCGCGGCCTGTGTGGTAGGTCATGGAATCGGTGGCCCCGGTGTTGATCTTTGCGCCGGAGCTTACGTTACCCTGTCCGATCGCCGTCTGGCCGTTCCAGTCCGCATATTCCACGATATACAAAAACCACCACGTCAAATGTAAAGCAATATCCGCTTGCCAATACTCCGCGCCGAGGGCATGAATCCCGCTCCTGAAGGTGGCGAGGGGCGTCGAGACTTTCGGGGCCTGTCCGCTCCTGGACATATAGGAGCCGTCGCACTCATAGCGGCCAATATAGACAACATCCCGCTCGCCGACTCCGTCCCCGCGGTCCCGGTGGGCCGGGGAGACCTGATAGCCCGGGGTCGCCTTGTCCGCGATCTGGACCTTAAACGGCGCATGAGATACCTTTACCCAATATTTCGGAATTTTCACAAGGACGTTATTCCCGTCCGTAACTTTTGTCATGCCGGACCACGGGAGGCAGTTGTCAAAGGGGGAGGACCCGGCCCCGTTTCCCACGGCTGGGACGGGGTCCGTAAAGAGGGCCGCGTCGTCGCCTCTTGTGAGCTTGGTCGTGCTGGAGCCGTCCCATGCCGTGCTATAAATATGGACATAGGCGAGGGAGAGGGTTTTTGTCTGGCCGTTCGCCGTGATCTGGACTGTCCCGCTCGCCTCCTGTCCGCTCTTGGTGGCGGTTATAGTGTAGGTGCCCGCCTCCTTTACCGTAAAGACGACGGAGCCCGTGGAGGTCTTTGTCTGCGTGTTGGAGCCCTTCGCACAAGTGACGGTCGAGCCGCTCTCCACGTTGACGGTAATCGTAGCGGAGAAAAATTCAAGGTTGAGGACTTTCGACTGGCCGCCCGCCGTGATCTGTACCGTCCCGCTCGTGGTCTCTCCATTCATGGAGCCTGTGATCTGCCACGTCCCCGCATTGTGGACCATAAACACGACGGAGCCGTTGGAGGTCCCTTCGAGGGAGGTCTTGCCGTCCGTACAAGTGACAAAAGCCCCGGCGGCGATATTGACGGTAATCGTGGATCGGAAATATTCAAGGGTGAGGGTTTTCGCCTCGCCGGAGGCGGTGATCTGGACCGTCCCGCTTGTGGTCTCGTCTCCCGTGGTGGCCGTTATGGTGTAGGTGGCCGCCGAGGTGACGGTAAAGACGACGGAGCCCGTCTCGGAGGTTTTGGTCTGCGTTTTTCCGCCGCCCTCACATACCACGGAGGAGCCCGCCTCCACGTTGACGGTAATCGTGGACTCGAAAAAGGCCAGGGCGGCGGCGTACTGCTTCGCCGTGTCCACCACGATCTCGACGGTGTTCGAGGGGAGGCCGTCCCGCTCCGCCGAGACGCTCCAGGTCCCATAATCCGGGACATTGAACACGACCGCCG